TATAGACCTTGGTCTATGGAGAGAGCCTTTCCAATATTGACTCTCTCCGAGTTTTTTTATCTCTACTTTTTACAATTCAGAGAAACTTCAGATATAGAATCTCCCAACTCAGATAGAGAATTATTCCACTCTACTAAATTACCATTAGAATGGACAACTTCTACAAATGTATTCCACGCATTTTGAACTTCAGTAGGTGCGAAATCTAATTTACCGGTTCTAGGCATAGAAACTTTACCTAGTCTTACGGCTTCATCTAGCTGATTTTGTTCTATAATACCAGCTTCTACTAAAGCTTTCATAGATGAATAACTAGTCTTAGTTTTACTCATAGTGTAACTCCTTTGATTAATTAAATAATTCATGAGTGAATATAACACTAAATAAACATAAAAAGCAAATTATATTTGCATAAATATTAAATTAATTTACTATATTTTTTATTTTGTTATTGAGACTCATTATCATTATGTTAATAAGTGAGTGGAATAATAAATGCTATTGAGATTCATTATCATTAAGAGGTAAGATGGTTATTGAGACTTGTTCTCATTAAGAGATTGTATAGGTATTGATATTGAGACTCGTTCTCAGTTATTCGTAGGCGTTCCAAGTCGCTACCTAGAATTTAACACCAAAGAAGTTTAGAAGCAATAGTCAATTTATCGTGAGCGTTTTGAGCGTTTGAGTTTTGGAACCATAGTTCGAATTTTCAACCAACTAGTTGAATTTCAAACAGGATTAGGGGACGGGGGCAATACGCAAATAAGACTCACACACAATTTTTGTATATTTTTTTAGAACATAGGTGGGTATTATGCTTCGTATTGGCTATTTATGTCTATATCGTAGCCAGAGTCCATTATTTCTAGAGTATCTGCATTTTGCAGTCTTCCTACTATTTCAGCTAAAGTGTGTAAAGTTCTACCTGTGGGGTCAATAATGTCATATACATCTATTCCGTGGGCTAATTCAATAGATTTGTTTATATTATCGTAGATAGAATCTTCACTATAATCATTATCTAGTGCTCTTTGTAGTCTAGTTTTCATTTTCTCAACCTTTTCGTTACCATAAGTTACTAAGGTATCAGCAATCAATGCAAGTGATTTAAAAAATATTTCGTAATAATTTTCAGTATCTTTATATAGTACTTACATCTTACATACTAGAATAGTTCTATTTGGCTCTATTTTGCTGTTTAATGGACAGATTATCAGATTAGTGGGTATTCGTATCATTTATTAGTAATTGTAGCAGTTTTGGAGGAATTTGATTAGTTTTGCTATTTAGTCTATAATACAGGTAACTAAGGATTTCATCCTCTGCTTCTGCTCCTCTGACTCCAGCAACGTGGGTAATCTTATCTATCTTGTATTCCTTTACTGTTACTTGTGTCTGTTCTTCCCAGATTACTTCTTCGAACATCGTTTCTAGGTTCTGGGTTCTTATCTGGCTTAGGATTAAAAATCCTATCGTAATTGTCTTTATACTTTTTAACATCTGTTATCCTGCTCTTGTCACCTTTACCGTTCATAGTTTTTTTCTTTCTTTATATATACGTTAGTATATATTTTCTTTCTTTTATGTAGTAGAATAGTTAGTTTCTTGGCTTAGTTCGCCTAATAATTTAATAAGAAAAACCAACATATACAAGTAGTTTCATAAAATAATATAAAATAAATATAATACTTGCATATATATAGATATTCTTTATATATTTATAGAGAGATTATGAATAGAATAAAAACAATAGCTCAACTTAACTGCGCCAACTGGAATACCGGGAAGTGTATAGGGTGTGTCTTCTCTAACAGGAAGAACTCTCTAGGTTATTTTATAGACTCTAAGCTTAGTGGGAAAGACTGTAGAGTAGAAGAGGGTTGTGATTATTTCGAATCCATAGTAGTACCGGGAATAGCTGATGATAAAGTAAGAAGGTCAGCACAGAAAATGAGAGGTTTGTAATGAAAGCGTTTGCAGCATTAGGAATAATGTTCTTAAATATATATTTTGTACTAGAAGCATTGGTATTAATCATACTGCTTAAGTTAATAATGGGATTTTATAAATGAAAAGAGCTATAGTAACACCAGATAAACACTTCCCCTTTGAGGATAAAGCAGCTATAAAGGTTCTTTGTAAGGCTATTGAGTTAGTAAAGCCTGATATATACATTGACCTAGGAGATACTGGAGAGTGGGAGTCTGTATCACATTGGCAATGGAAGAAGAAGAAGAGACCTCCGCTAGAGTACCAGCTTCCATTTGTAGTAAAAGAGATAGAAGATGTTAACAAAGGTATGGATACAATAGATAAGTCTTTAAATAAAGCAGGAACGAAGGAAAGACATTTCTGTGAAGGTAATCATGATGATTGGCTTAATATGTTCGCACATGAAAATCCATATCTTAAAGATAGGATGTTAGTTAAACATGCACTTAAACTTAAAGAACGTGGCTACAAGTATCACAAGATTGGTAAGATGCTTAAAATCGGTAAAATCAATTTCTACCATGGACATCATTTTGCAGGCGTACATCACACTCGTAATCATCTCATACGTCTTGGGGGTAATGTTATGTATGGACATCATCACGACATCCAGCAATCTTCAGTGACACACATGGATGGAGTTAAGTCTGCTTGGTCTATTGGTTGCTTAAAAGATATGAGAGCAGAGGCTAATGCTTGGTTAGGTAATAGAGAACATAACTGGCAACATGCTTTTGCTATTGTAGACTTTCACCCTAATAGAAACTTTAATGTTACTGTCCATCAGATTGTAAATGGAGTTAGCACAGTAGATGGTAAGGTATTAAGAGCTAAGTGAAGACTAGAAAGATTAAAAGTATAGAACACCCTCTATTCCAAGATGAAGAAGAGTTTAAGCACTATATGCCAAACAAACCTCTGATTACTGATTGGAGGAATGGTTTAGAGGGTGATTGGGTTCTATGTGATGATGGTCAAGTATGTATGGTACTTAAAAGAGGTGGATTAAAAGCTTCTGGTAGAGAAAAGATTTATAACTACTACATCAGAACTGTAATAGGTTCTTATGTTTGTAAGCCTTCTACTAAGATGAAGGGAAAAATGAAGAACAATATCTATACATTTGGTAAAGATAAATCAAAGTATGATATAAATAAAGAAAGAGTTAAGCCTACGTCTAAAGAGTTTTTGTTTGCTAAGTACGTAGCTAAAGGTGAGACATAACAGATGCCTTCTTAACTGCTTACCCTACAGAAAACAGGAGTTATGCAGAAAGAGAAGCTAAAATACTAATGAGTACGAAGAGGGTACAAGGTTTGATTAAAGAAGAAATAGAAAAGGTAATGAATGAGGCTGAGATAACGCCTCTTTACATATTAGAAAAGATGAAAGACATCATTGAGTCTGATGCTTCTAGAGATAGTGATAAGGTCTCATTGCTTAAAGAGCTAGTAGCTATAGCAGGTATGAGAGATACAGAGAAGAAGTCGGAGTCTGTTACTTTATTTCAAGGATTTTCTCCAGAGCAGTTGGATGCAATAGGTGGAAACAATGTAAAACAAATAGCGAAAGCTGAAAGGACGGAAGATAAATGAACCTATATGAAGTATGCATACAGGTATTAGAAGATGCAAGCGAAAACGATAACAAGATAGATGATAGTTTATCCAGAGAATATATAGCTAATGAGATATATGAGCTATTCTATGAGTATCAAGTGTATAGTGAAAAGTTTGATACTGGATACATAGAAGATGTTAAGGATTTTTGGAACTATAAGAATAGATTTAATGAAGACAAATAAACTAGCAGTATACGGAACTCTACGTAATGGAAAGAGAGAGACATGGAAGGTAGATGGATTTAACTTGTACTTTCCCGGTCATAGAAACTATCCTGTTGCAATGCCTAATCAAGATGCTAGTGATTTGGTTGTAGAGGTTGTTGATGTAGATGAGCAAGACATAGATAACTATGATGTATATGAAGGGGTAGACTCTGGATTATATGAAAGAAGACTAGTTGAAGCTTATAAAGGTGATAAGAAGGTAAAAGCTTGGATGTATACTATAGGAACATTGCTACTTCAAAGTACAGGAGTGTTTCAAGAAGTTCCGGGTAAAGACTGGTATTCAGATAAATGTCAGAAGCTAATACATTTAACATAAATAAACACAACGTTTCTGAAAAGGAGCGAGTGTTAGAGTTGGCTAGAAAGGATGTAGTCTCCTTTGGTCAGCTATTCCTACCTGAAGACTATATGAAGTCTACCCCTGCCCCGTATCATTACGAATTAAGTGAACTACTACTACACCCAGATAAGAAAAGAAATTGTATTATATTACCTAGGGGTCATAGTAAATCTACCTTAGCTAAAACAGCATTACTATATCATCTATATTTTAATCCAGAAGGAAAGAAAGAGTTTATAGCTTGGGTAGCAGAAGAACAATCACAGGCTATAGACCACATAAAGTATATGCAGAACCATATAGAGATGAACCCTGCATTAAATTATTACTTTGGAGACTTACGTGGTAGCAAATGGACAGAGAAAGAGTTTACTACTAGTAAGGGAGATAGAGTTATAGCTAAAGGAACATCTCAAAGATTACGTGGTAGGTCTCAATTAGGTCTTAGATATACTAAGATTATACTTGATGACTTTGAGTCTGAGTTAAATACAAAGACTCCAGACAGGAGGAGAGAGATTAAAGAGTGGGTTATGTCTACAGTTGAGCCAGCTCTAGAGAACTCAGCAGGTAATGAGGGTTCTATATGGTTAATTGGTACTATAGTTCATTATGATTCTTTTCTGCAAAGTATATACGATGGCTACACAGAAGCAATCAGAGATAAAAGAAAGTATGCATGGGATGTAATGTATCATAAGGCTATAGACGCTGATGGTAATGTATTATGGAGTTCATATTTCTCTAAACAAAAACTAGATGATATACGTAGAAGGTTTGAAGACGTAGGTTTATCCCATAAGTTCGCACAAGAATATTTAAATGAAGCAAGAGATTTAGAGAACGCTAAGTTTAAAACAGATAGACTGGAGTATTACGACCATGAATTTGAAAGTAAAAACAATTATGCTTACTTGGTTAATAGTAAAGAAGCTATACCTGTTAATATTTATATTGGTGTTGACTTAGCATACGAGTCTACTGCATCAAGTGATTATCAAATGATAATGGTTATAGCTATAGATAGTGATAGGAATATCTATGTTATTGACTATATGCGTGAACATATACCTCTATATGATATGCCTGAAGAAATATTTAAGTATGCTAAAGAATATTCTCCTGTAAAAAGAGTTAATGTTGAACATGTAGGAGCTCAGGGTATAATTAAAGATGCTGTTAATAGAATGACAGGACAAGATAGAAAGGTTGCACCCGGTATAGCTTTAGGAGTTAGACCTCCAACTGGTATTAAGAAAGAAGATAGGCTTGAGTCATTACTTGCTCCTATAGTAAATAGACGTAAGATGTTTATAAAAAGAAAACATACAGCTTTAGTAGATGAGATGTTTCAGTTTCCTAAAGGAAAGAACGATGATGTCTTAGATGGCTTATGGTATGCTGTAAATAAATCCAGACCTCCTCTTAGTAAAAAGTTTGAAGCCTCAGAGTTTAAACAAGATAAGACCAAATCCCATAAGGTTGAAACGGTTAAAAGAACTATCTCTTGGATTACTGGTCAAAAAATTTAAATAAAACTTGCATAAGTTAATAATTTTCCTTAAATTTATAAGATTAAAAAAAAGGTATAGCTATTTCTAGTATAAGAGAGTTAGAGAGTAACGAGGTAAAACACTCCGAAGTTAATAGACAGCTTTGGAGACAATGGAAAGATGCTAGGGCAGATTGGGACGTAGAAGCCCGTGACGCAGTAGACTTCTTTTTAGGTAACCATTATTCACAAGAAGAGTCAGACGCTTTAAGAGCAGTAGGTCAAGGTGACTTTGTTATTGACAGAGTGTATGCCGCTATAGAAAAGCTCAAGTCTTTACTTACATCTCGTTCTCCTAAGTATAGTGCAGTTGGTAGAGAAGATTCAGATAGTAGAATGTCTAATGTCTGGAGAACTTTACTAGAATACGTATGGGACATCTCTGATGGAGATACTCAATTTAAACAAGCTGTACATGATTACGCTACTGCAGGCATGGGGTACTTTTATTCTTATATAGACCCAGAAGCAGACTACGGAAGAGGTGAAGTTAAGATTACTTACATAGACCCTTTTCGTGTTTACGTAGACCCAGCATCTAGAAACAGATACGCTGATGATGCATCGGGTATTATTTTATCTACTATACTTACAGAAGACCAGATACTTAATATGTATCCACAAGTAGAGTCTATTATAGATGACCTAGAGTCTTACTACGATGAAGAAGACTACCCATCTTCTGGTAAGAGAAATAGTTCTAACTCTTTTACTCCAGACTCTACATATGAATCTGAATATAATAGAGTTAATAAGTATAGGATACTAGAAAGATTTACAAAGGTTAAAGTACCATTCTATCGTGTATTTAATAAGCAGGATGGAGCTGAGTCTATATTAGATGTAGATAAGTACGAAAGATTTTTACAGAACGAACAAGCACAACTACTAATGAAGGCTGGTATGATAGAAATAGTAGAAGTAGTGCAAACAAGAATTAAAGTCACAGCAACTGCTGGTGACGTTTTACTATACGAACAAGTATTAAACACAGATATATACCCTATTGTTCCAGTTCCTAATATATGGACTGGTACACCATATCCAAAGTCTGACATATCTAAAGTTAAGGATTCACAAAGACTTTTAAACAAGCTTTTCTCTCTCACCCTCTCGCACGCTCAAGCTTCTGCTGGACTAAAGTTACTAGTCCCGGAAGGGAGCGTAGATGATTTGGGGCAGTTGGAACAGGACTGGGCAAAACCCAACGCAGTAATACCTTATAATCCTGAATTCGGTGCACCGCACTTTCCTGCCCCACAATCATTATCTAATGAGTTCTACAACTTAATAAGTAGAATAGAACATTATATAGATTTAAGTATGGGAATCCCAGAGTTAATGCAGGGATTTAGAGAGGGTGCTCCTGAGACAGTAAGAGGAACTGCAATGCTTGCCGAAATGGGTGAGACTCGTGGTAAATCTAAACTTAGGGATATAGAAGGAAGTTTGACTAGGTTAGGTCGTAATGTTTACAATCTAGCCAAAGGTCATTATACTTACGCAAAGACGTTTAGAATCATACAACCAAATAATGATATTACTGAGTATACAGTTAATATGTATGATGATAAAAGTCAGGAACTTAATGCCATACAAAATGACATCACGATAGGGCATTATGATGTGAGAATCATATCCGGTTCAACTTTGCCATCAAACAGGGTAGCAGAATACAATATGTACCTTGAGGCTTTTAAGATGAATCTGGTAGACGATGTCGAGGTTTTAAAGAAGACTGAAATCTTTGACAAACAAGGTGTCTTACAACGAAAGGGACAAATGTCTCAGTTGCAATCTTATGTACAACAACTAGAAGCTCAAGTTAAGAAACTTAGTGGAGACCTTCAGACCGCAGAGCGTGAAGCAATAAGCTCAAGGAAGAGGACAGAAACTGAGAAGTTCAAGACAAGGCTTAATGAAATTCAAAATGATACTAAGTTTAAAACCAAGGTTCAGGTTGATAATCTAAAAAGAATAGTTGACACAGAAGAAGGAGTTGTAAGAAATTGAAAACAGAAGTAGTGGGGACATTTCCACGGTTCTGCTTTTATAGACATCTGCAAAAGGTGATGCTAATAATAAAAGAAATCGAGGAATAAAATGGAAGACGCTATGAACGGAGACGCTAACACAATAGAAGGTGTGGAAGGTCAAGTTTTAGAACAAGTTGTTGAGCCGGAACAAGTAGGAGGTCAACCTGCAGAGCAAGGATATGAACAACCTATTGATGACGCTAAGAAATTTCAGTCAATGTATGACAGGAAAACAGCAGAGTATGAAAAGCTTAATAATGAAGTCGAGGAACTTCGCAAGTATCAACAGTTAGGTAAAGTTTTAGAACAAAGACCTGACGTTGTTGAAGCTATGAGAAACACTTTAAGTGGAGGCAAACAAGTAGAAGAGCAACCTAAGCAGGAGCAACTAAGTGAAGATGCTTTTGACCCCTGGGAAGCTTACTACAAACCCGGTTCACCTTCGTATGAGATGAGGGTAAGCCAAGAAAAGAATCTTGTGAATAACGCTGTTCAAGAGCAGTTCTCAGGATTACAAAAACAGATGGCTCTTAATAACTTAAAACAAGACCTTGCTACTAAGCATGGTTTTGATGACCCTGCAATGGCTGATGACTTTATACAATTTGCAACAAATCCTAGGGATGAACTTCCTATTGATATGTTAGTTGATGTATATAGAAAGTATAAGGGGGGAGAGCAAAAAGTTTCTCCTAACTTAGAAGCTGTTCAAAGGACTCAGAAGATTGCACCTACGGCTGGAGTCGTACAAGGTGCTAGCCCTGAGCAACCTAATGAATTAGATAATGTATGGTCTGGAGTTATGGGGCAATCTAATAGAAAACAATATTAACTCAAGGAGTCTTAAATGGCAAATTACAATTCAGGAATTGTAAATGTTGGAACTCCGGGTACATCTAATACAGATTATCATTCCCGGAGACTATTCAACTTCTCAGACCGTGTCGCTGACTTAGCTCCAGAGGAATCTCCATTCTTCGTATATCTTTCAAAGGTAGCTAAAGTCCCTACGGATGACCCACAATTCCGATTTTTAGAAGACCGTTCTAAAATAGCAATGACAGACAGAAGTTTTGCTTTAGACGGTGCACATTCAATACCAGTATCTGGTTCTTCAATTACATATACAGTTGAAGAGTCTGCAGGTAGTGAAACATCAGTAGATTGGTTAATGAAGGGAATGGTTTTTGCAGTAGGATATGAAGAAACCAATTCACCTGAAACAATTATAGTTAGAATCGAAAGTTCACCTGTAGATAATGGTAGCGATACTAGCTTTGTTGGTAAAACAATATCAGCTAAAGATGGAGAAGTAGAAACAGGAGCAGACACAACAAGTTGTCAAGTTATTGGTACATCTTTTGGAGAAGGTTCTGGAGCACCAGATGTTTTCTCACAAGAGTTAGAAGATGATTTTGGATTTACACAAATCTTTAAAACAGCTTGTGAAATGTCTAATACAGCTAGAGCAACTAGATACCGTGGTTACGAAGATGAGTTCCAAAGAATTTGGAATCTTAAACTACGTGAGCATAAAGTAGACATCGAAAGAGCTATGCTTTTTGGTCAACGTGCAAGCGTTGGTGGAATACAATACTCAGAAGGTATTGCAGGTCACATTATCAAAAATGGTACAGCTAATACTGGTAATACAGCATTATCTTACTCTTCAGGAGCGCCATACTTTAGAAGCTCAGAAGCTTCTGAGTTAACATATGACAGACTTCTATCTGATTTCGAAGTTGTCTATGACCCAGCTCGTGGTGGTGGAGATTCAAAGTTAGCATTAGCAAGTTTACCTGTTATTACATTCTTTAATAAACTAGGTGCAGATGCTTTCTTAAACACTACAATGCAAGCTGGAACTTCAACTAATGTAAACACAGGAGCTTCAAATCTTCGTTACAACCTTTCTGAAAAGCAAGGTTCATACGGTCATAGAATCTTAAGTGTTGATACAATTCATGGACAAATGAATTTAGTCAAAGAGCCTTTATTTAGAGGGCACGCTTCAGGTTTCTTATGTATGGTTGATTTAGACCACGTAGCTTACAGACCATTAGTTGGTAACGGTGTTAACCGTGATACTCAGATTATGACTAACGTACAATCAGCAGATGAGGATTTACGTAAGGATATGATTATGACTGAAGCTGGTTTAGAAGTTAGTCTTCCAGAGACTCACTACTTAATTAACTTAGAAGGAGTTTAATCATGGCTAGAGCAAGTTACTTAAATGAAAATAGTGGTAGTACTGGCGGACATAAGTTAAAAGTAGAACCAGTAAAAGCAGCTAGAACATTAACTAATAATGATAGTGGCAAGGTATTTATGCTTGATTCTGCTGGAGGAGCTTATTCAATTACGCTTCCAACAGCGGCTAATGGAGAACAAGGAATCTACTACAAGTTTATTGTAGAAGAGGAAACTCCAACTGGTGCAATTACTATTGCAGCGGGTAGTGCTATTATCAGTATGGTTCAAAAAGATGCTGGAGGAGATGAGTCTAATTCAACTGTAGGCACTCAAGTATCTAACTTAGTTATAGGAACAACAGCACAAAAAGGTGACGTTATAGAGCTTATGTTTTTTAATGGCGAGTATGTTGGTACTGTTTTATCTGGTATTAATAACGCTGTAACTACATCATAAACTGAATAAATAAAGTTAACAGTACGGAACTGTGGGGGTTATCGAATAAAGGGTGACCCCCAAAATCCTAAAGGAAAATATGAATTGTGTAAAATGTAAAAGTCCAAACCCAGAACAATGGTTCTACTGTAGAAAGTGTGGAAGCAAAGCTTCTGAACCTGCATACACAACTAATATGTTTATGCAAAGTGAGATTGGTAAGAGAAGTGATATAGAATTTTCGACAATGAGTATGGACGACCATATTGCAAAGTCAGCAAAAAGTAGAAATAAAAATACTAATAAAATTTGGAAAGAAAGAATTAAAAAGGCAAGTCAAGCAGGTGCTGTTTAATGGCTAACTTTGACGTACAGATACAAGATATTATAGGTACATTTAGTGACCAAACAGCTATGGATGATTTTATGACTGCTGGCTGTAAAGAGATTATAAACTCTCTACCTCCTCAGCTATTATTAAAGTGTGCTGACTTAACTACCTTAAACAATGTTACACCTAGTCTTGATACTTTAGATACAAAAGGATTAGTCTTAGATGTTCTTAGATATGATGGAACTATAGACCAACCTTGTAGGTTAGTCCCTGTTTATAAGAGAGGTAGAATACAAGATGCTTCTGATATGGAAGTAGCAAGCTCTACAGACCCAGCGTATTTAATAATAGATAACACATTAGAGATTTATCCATTACCTACATCTAGTCAAGTAGGAAGAGTTCATCACGTTATTTATCCTACTGTAGATGCAAGTGCTGTTTCTACTATAGCTAACTTTCCAGATGAAGCTGAGTACTTAGTAGTCTTATACTCTTCAATTAAAGCTCTTGGTAAAAACATAATTGATTTAAAAAAATCAGATTTAAGTATATCTGCTTCAGCTCCAAACGTACCGAGTTTAGGTACTGTATCTTATTCAGATGCTAGTAATGCTGATGCGAGTGCTAGCTCTGTAAGTTCCATTACGGTTTCTTCGGTTTCTGTTGCTGACATAACTGGCAATCTTCCAACGTATACAAAACCTAGCAGTACTGTTAATTTTGGGAGCGGAAATAATTTTGATACTCTTTTAGGGACAGATGAAGATATTGAATTAGCATCTGTAGAATTACAAAAACAAAACCAACTACTTGATGCTCATAGGACAGATGTGCAAAATGAATTAAATGAGTTTAATAAAGAGAATGCTAAATATCAAGCTAGCGTTCAATCTGTACTTGCAAAGCATAACTCTGATTTACAAGTAGAATTAAGACAGGCTCAACTAGATGCTGCTGATGCTCAACAAGAAGCTTCTCAAGCAACAGACGTAGATAAGTTTAATAAAGCTCAAGACCAAGCTCTTGATTTACAAAATAAATCTAATACTTTACAAGCAACTATTCAAAATAATGATGACTTAATACAAAAATTTTCAACTGAATTAAATAAATATAGTGCCCAAGTAAATAGTGAGGTTCAGGAATACTCTCAAAATTTAAATACCAATCAGCAAAATTATAATATGTACTTACAACAGCAAGTAAAATTACAACAAGACTATGATAAAGGACTAGCACAGCTAGTAAATTAATATGGCAGTACATTCAATAAGTGTAAAAGAATTAATAAGTCGAGTAAGACTTGTATTCCCAGATGCTCCTGAAGCTTATATTATAAATTTAATTAATGATGCTTTAGTGGAAATAGGAATGTTTAAAACAAAAGTTGTTCACGCTAAGATAAGTACAACTGCAAATAAAATGTATTACAATTTAGCAGATGGAGCTCAAGACTCAAGTAATAATAAGTTAGAAGCTAATCACATATTAAGAGTTTACTTAATGGATAATGAGGGTGACTATATACAGATACCTAGGCTACTTGATAAGAATTTATTATTAGCTGATGCAACAAGTGAAGATAACGTAAACGCACCGGATTAATTATGGCAAGCAATATTAAATACCCAGAAAATGATGCAATGTATTTTATAGAAGGAGATGCATTAGCGTTAATAACTAAAGTAGATTCATCTGGTAATGGAAGAACTACAGCGAGAAAACAATTTAAAGCAATATCAGAAGCTGTAACTGATGGTATACTAATACATTACTACGCAGAACCAAATAGTGTAACTGCTATAACAGATAGTCTAGATATAGATAATGCACTTGAGCTTTCTGTAGTAGACTATGTTAAGAAATGTTTATACATGGATAAGGCTGGTAAAACAGCAGACCCTAATGTTATGCAAGCGTCAATGGCTATGGCGACTAAGCATGAAAGAAATTTTAAAGAAGCTATACAGAGGTATGGTGTCCGCAAAAAGGATAAGACTGGTGGCTCAAGAGCCGTCAAAGTACCGAATTTAGTTTAACCAATATAGAGGCTTTTAAAGCGGTGGTGGAGGAATATAGGATAAACAATGTCAGACATAAATAAGTTTACAACAAAAGAAGTTCTTAATAAAGTTCTTCTAGACTCTTCAGGTAATGCAGTTAATGCATTTTCTCACACAACACAAGAAGCCTTAAATGCGGCTCTAGATAATGCTAATAGTAGATTAAACGTAAACCTTGTAGGTGGTACTATAGGGGGAGACGTAACTATTAATGGTGACTTAACTGTTAATGGTGATGGTGCAGGGGCTTACGATGAAATAGTAAATGGAAACCTTCATGTAAAATCAGATAGTGGTAACTCTACTACAGCATTTTTAGTAGAAAAAAATGATGGTGGAGATGTCTTTGTTGTAGATACTACTAATTCACGAGTAGGCATAGGAACTTCTTCTCCAGACGCTTTAGTGCATTTGAAAAGTACATCTTCCGATAGTAAGATTATAATAGAATCAAGTCATGCCAGTTCAAGTGGCTCAGTAGATATTAGGTCAGCTTCAGATAGAGATAGCTCTGTTTTATTTAGGGAAGGTACAACTGTAAAGGCTAGAATTAAAAATGATGCTAGTGCAGATGCTTTAATATTAACAGATGGTTCAGATACTGATACTATGCACATTAAAGGTGGTAACGTAGGTATAGGTGATATTTCTCCGTCAGGTAAACTCCATGTTAAAGAAACTGCTGGTGATGAATTTTTTACATTCGCAAATGGTAATGGTATTGGTTTAGTCAATAATGTTGCTAGTCATGGAATTGGTATATCAGCTAGTCAATCAGGAA